GTGGTGCTGGATAAGACGCAGGCCGCGTCCTGTACGGAATGGAGCGTAACCAACGGGGGCACGGATGAATAGCCTGCTGCCGCCCGGTTCGTCACCGCTTGAGCGCCGCCTGGCGCAGACCTGCAGCGGGATATCCGATCTGCAGGTGCCGCTGCGTGATTTATGGAATCCGGCGACGTGTCCCGTTGCTTTTCTCCCGTATCTGGCCTGGGCTTTTTCCGTTGACCGCTGGGACGAAAGCTGGACCGAAAGCGTGAAGCGCCGGGTGGTGCAGGACGCTTTCTATATCCATCAGCACAAAGGAACAACCAGCGCCGTGAGGCGCGTCGTGGAGCCGTTCGGCTTCCTGATCCGCATCATTGAGTGGTGGCAGACTGGTGAAACCCCGGGCACGTTTCGCCTGGATATCGGCGTGCAGGACCAGGGCATTACGGAAGAAACCTATCTGGAGCTGGAGCGCCTGATCGGTGACGCTAAACCCTGCAGCCGCCATCTGATCGGCATGTCCATCAACCTGCAGACCAGCGGCCCCTATTATGTGGGCGCAGCTACCTATACCGGCGAAGAAATCACGATCTACCCGTATATCAACGAAACCATTATTTCAGGCGGCACCGCTTATGAGGGCGGAGCAGTCCATGTTATTGACACAATGAGAGTGAATCCATGAGCGCAAAATTTTATACCATGCTGACGGATATCGGCGCGGCGAAACTGGCAAGCGCTGCCGCGCTCGGTGCCCCGTTGAAAATTACCCAGATGGCTGTGGGTCACGGTGGCGGCGTGCTACCAACTCCAAGCGCGCAGCAGACAGCGCTGGTTGCTGAAAAACGCCGCGCTTCCCTCAATATGTTGTACATCGATCCGCAGAACAGCAGTCAGATTATTGCTGAGCAGGTGATCCCCGAAACTGAGGGCGGTTGGTGGATTCGTGAGGTTGGTCTGTTTGATGAAACCGGCGCACTGATTGCTGTGGGCAACTGCCCGGAGAGCTACAAGCCGCAGCTGGCTGAGGGCAGCGGACGCACGCAAACCGTGCGCATGGTGCTGATTACCAGCAGTACCGATAATATCACCCTGAAAATTGACCCTGCAGTGGTGCTGGCAACCCGCAAGTATGTGGATGACAAGGTGCTGGAGCTAAAGGTGTATGTGGATGACCTGATGGCAAAGCATATCGCCGCTAACGATCCCCATACGCAGTATGCGCCAAAAGCCAGCCCGACATTCACCGGCACGCCGAAAGCACCGACGGCGGCGGCAGGTAACAATACTACACAGCTTGCCACCACGGCCTTTGTGCAGGCTGCGTTGATTGCCCTGATTAACGACGCCCCCGCCACGCTGGACACGCTTAAAGAAATCGCTGCGGCTATTAATAATGACCCCAATTTTAGTTCCACGATTAATAACGCGCTTGCACTGAAAGCGCCGCTTGCAAGCCCGGCTCTGACCGGGACGCCAACAGCGCCCACTGCGGCACAGACGGTTAACAATTCACAGGTTGCCACTACCGCTTTTGTAAAATCAGCTATTGCTGCACTTGTGGATTCTTCGCCAGGTGCGCTGGATACGCTGAATGAGCTGGCTGCCGCTCTGGGTAACGATCCTAACTTCGCGACCACGATGACAAATGCACTGGCGGGGAAGATGGAGATCAGTAAAAACGGTGCGGATATTGCTGACGTTGCCGCATTTTTGAATAACCTCGGCCTGGGGGCGGGTTCGGCCCTGCCGGTTGGAGTGCCAGTCCCATGGCCTCTTGCTACAGCTCCGGCGGGGTGGCTCAAATGCAACGGTGCAGCTTTTACTGCGTCGCAATATCCAAAACTGGCTCAGGCGTATCCTGCTCTGAAATTACCTGATCTGCGTGGTGAGTTTATTCGTGGCTGGGATGACGGGCGCGGGGCGGATAGCGGGCGAGGCTTGCTTTCTGCTCAGGGTGCTATGTCATTCGATCACCGGCACTGGATTCCAACTTCATCAGGTACTGGCGGAGATGGTCCAATGACGGCTGTTTTTATAGATAACAATGCTTCGATGGCTTATTACCCGGACGGAACTAATGAATATAACCCAAACCCGTCAACTGGCACGTTATTGCAGACATATACCGCAAAAGCAGCACTTGGTTCAGGAATGTTTGGCAATGAAACAAGGCCGCGTAACGTTGCATTTAACTATATTGTGAGGGCCGCATAATGCAGAACGCTGTACTGGAATACGGTTTTGCCACAACAGCCGGTAATGTTGTGGTGTTCAATTACGATAGTGAGACGCGGGAAATTCTGTCTTCATCAACAGAGTATATTCCTGTTGGTGTGGGACTCCCCGCGAATGCGTGTACTGATGCCCCACCTGAGGGAAAAGATGGTTTTGTAGTATGTCGAACGATTGCGGACGATAGCTGGGAATATTTAGCGGATCATCGCGGTGAAACTGTATGGAATACGGAAACCGGCGAGCCTGTTGAAATAACCCTGCCGGGAAGTTATCCAGTGGGGACGACAACAATCGAGCCTGCGACACCTTATGATACATGGGATGGTGAGCAATGGGTGACGGATGAAGCCGCTAAAAGCGTTGCCGATGTTGAAAATGCGGAGTTAAAAAAGGGAGAGTTACTCCTTGTCGCAGGGGCATCAATCAACCCTCTACAGGATGCCGTTGAGCTGGGTATGGCAACCGATGAAGAAAAGAGCCGCTATGATGCCTGGCGAAAATATCGTGTGCTGCTTACGCGCGTGGATACATCGCTGGCACCGGATATTGACTGGCCTGAACCTCCCGAATACTAATCCTTTCCCCGCACCTGCGGGGATTTTTTTATACCTTCCATTGTGCCATTCCCCACACATAGCCCGGCACGTGCGCCGCGCGCTTATCAACCAGAACATAGGAACACCCCCTGTAAACCGGAGAGACTGCCTTATGGCTCAGGATTACCACCACGGGGTGCGCGTTGTTGAAGTCAACGAGGGCACCCGATCCATTACCACGGTGAGCACCGCCATCGTGGGCATGGTCTGCACCGGCGATGATGCTGATGCGTCCATGTTCCCCCTAAATAAGCCGGTCCTGCTGACCGATGTGCTGACCGCCAGCGGTAAGGCGGGCGAGTCCGGCACGCTGGCCCGTTCGCTGGATGCTATTGCAGACCAGGCTAAACCCGTGACCGTCGTTGTGCGCGTGGCACAGGGCGAAACCGAAGCGGAAACCACCTCCAACATTATCGGCGGCGTGACAGCTGACGGTAAAAAAACGGGCATGAAAGCGCTGTTATCTGCGCAGTCTCAGCTCGGCGTTAAGCCGCGCATTCTGGGCGTGCCGGGGCATGACACGCAGGCGGTTGCCACTGAGCTGCTGAGCGTGGCGCAGAGTCTGCGTGGGTTTGCCTACCTGTCCGCCTATGGTTGCAAAACGGTAGAAGAAGCGATTGCCTACCGTGACAATTTCAGCCAACGAGAGGGGATGCTGATCTGGCCTGACTTCATCAACTTTGACACCGTGCTGAATGCAGACGCGACGGCTTACGCCTCCGCCCGTGCGCTTGGACTGCGTGCCAAAATTGACGAGCAGACCGGCTGGCACAAGACCCTGTCCAACGTGGGCGTGAACGGCGTTACCGGCATTTCTGCTGATGTGTTCTGGGATCTGCAGGACCCGGCAACCGATGCGGGACTGCTCAACCAGAACGACGTCACGACGCTTATTCGCAAAGATGGCTTCCGCTTCTGGGGTTCCCGCTGCCTCAGTGACGATCCGCTGTTTGCCTTTGAGAACTACACCCGCACGGCGCAGGTGCTGGCTGACACCATCGCAGAAGCGCACATGTGGGCGGTGGATGGCGTGCTTAACCCATCGCTGGCCCGTGACATTATCGAAGGTATCCGCGCCAAGCTGCGCAGCCTGAAAACGCAGGGTTACATCATCGGCGCAGACTGCTGGCTGGATGAGTCGGTGAACGATAAAGACTCCCTGAAAGCCGGGAAGCTCACTATCGACTACGACTATACACCGGTACCGCCTCTGGAAAACCTGATGCTGCGCCAGCGCATCACCGATCAGTATCTGCTGGATTTCTCCAGCCAGGTCAGCGCGTAAGGGGACAATATGGCTTTACCACGCAAGTTAAAACAC